CTTTAATAGGTTCTCCGTTTTTATCAAGAATAGGTTCTCCTTTTGACATTTTATATCCATCTTTACCGCAAGCCAATGGCCCACCAAAAGTTCCATCTCTTGGAAAATCTTGTGTTGCAGCAAAATTGCTTGTTGCCGAACTTTTATCGAAGTTATCTAAGTATTGTTGGAATTGCGTTAATTGGTGTTCAAAGCCTTCCAGTTCTTCTTGGGTGATCTTATCCATACGAATATAACCTTTTCCATAGTTTCCTAGTAAATCTTTATCTAGATCAAACCTCAAGAACAAAAATTCGCTTTGAGGGTCTGTCTCCGGCATTAAATGTTTTACTGCGAGACAATAAATTAAGTTTTGCAAATTATCAGTTATCTCTTTGCCTTTGAATACTGACTTGCTACTTTTAAAGTCTCGAATAATTACAGAATTGTCTTTATATACAAAAAGTTTATCTATGTATCCGCGAATTGCATACCTGATACCCCTATCTTCTTTATTTATTTCTAAATCAAAAAACTGTTCTGATTCCGCTTTTATAGGCTTCTGCTCGCTATCCCCAAAGAAGTCGCAGCGTAATCCGTTGACTATCATTTCATCTATAAGATCAAGGTTTTCTGAGTCATTCACAGAAAGCTCTTCAGCTTCTTTTTTAACCTGCGTCGCTACAGCTTCTGTATTCCAGATAGTTCCCTCTTTTACTATTTTATTAAATTCTCTCTTGTGTTTTGTTCCTAGCAGCTCAAAAACATTATGACAAATAGTCCCTCGACTTGACCCATCATTTCCAGAATCCGGGAGTTTGAGTTTGTAGTTGCACCAATAGGTCCAGCTGCAGGTTTGTGCGGTTTTTATTCTGCTAGCCGATAATTTTGTTAACTCACTCATTGTCTATAATTTTTTTATTTTTTAATAAAGTTTTAGGCAATGATTTATGTATTTCGTTTATTTTATTTAAGATGAAAGATCTTTGTTTTTCTGGCTCTGTAGATAATAACTTATTCTTCCACGAATTAAAGTCTTCATCGGTCATTTCTCCAAAATCTTTTTTATTCGGCAAGCATATTGAGATTTGATCGGGGCTATAATAGTTTAGTAATTTTAAGTAATTTTTTATACTTGCATTAAGACCTCTGTTTTCGCTAGAGCTAAAATCATTGTTTAAAGATATAAAAATCTTTTGAGGGTTTAAAGATAAGGTTGAGCAGACAAGTTTGGAGGATATATCTAACCCGAATGTTACTAAAACATTTTTGTGGTCATGCTCATGTAAATTAAGCATGTCTCCAATACTCTCGACAAAAATAACTGACTGATTTTCTTCAATTGAAGCTCTTGTTTCTTCATTTACATACAGCGGGTATACCCAGCTTTTTTTTCTGCCAATATGTTTCCATTTCGGCCTATCCGAAGATTGTATCATGTCTCTTCCGGAAAAGCCGTGTATCTGCTTATGTTCGTTATATATAGGGAAAACAAACCTTTTATTTAGCTTTCCCGTTGTTGCTAATCCACCTTTTAGGTTTTGTAGGTTTTTAGTTGATATACCTTTGTCATTATAAAACTTATAATGAGGCAGTAATCTTTCAAGGCAGTTATCTTCGTATATTTCTTCCATTTCTAATTTTTCTGAAAATGTTACTTTATTATAATTTGATCCAATATCTTCTTCGTTAATATATTGTTTGATTTGACTTGGGTCATTTGTTCCTAAGGTGATTTCCACCAACCTTTTGAAGGGAGAGAAAGAGCTGTTCTGGACATGGTCTTTCCATACGCCTGTGTTCTTGTAGATTTGAATGGCGGTTTTGTTATCTCCATTTCTGAATACAGCATTAGTTTGCCAATACGAGCCTCTATCTGCAAGTTTATAGCCCAGGCTTATTAGTGATTCTTTGATTTTTTCTGGAGACACCATTAAATGTTTGGAAGTTCTTCTGCAAATCCTTCAAGCGCTCCTACGCCTTCAGAATCCATATGATCGACTAAATCTTGAAGATCACCTCTTTCTTCTAGAGCGAAATTTTCCATATGTAAGTTAATATAGTTTTTTCTTTTACTTCCGTCTGGCATCTCCACGGGTTGAAGCGCTCTGTGAACGTCTTTTCCCAGCCATCGATACTTAAGACAAATAAGTTTGTGTGTGCCAAAATTTTCTGGTTCAGATTGAATCTCGTCCATTGTCTTTTGCCTTAAAAGAAAAAGATGCGAACAAAATTGAGTGATTTGGTCAGAAAGAGAGACTATGCTTTCATCGTCAACCACATTTTCAGCGCTTCGATTATTTGTTATTCCAAGCCTATTACTTTGCACGCTGGTAAGCATAGCTACTGCGGGGACATCATTAAAACACAATTCTTTTTGGATTAGTTGTTTGAATTTATCAACCATTCTTCCTACTGTTTCCCAGGAGCTGGCGCCATTTTGTCTTTCGTATGTGGTCTTAATATAATCGAAGCTAAAAATCATCTTATTTCCTCGACCTATTTCAGAAAAGTAAAATCTTCTTATAATATTTAGCATGCTATCTATGCTATGCCCTGCTACATTATAATAGTAGAACTTGAAGTTTTTGATTTTATTCCAAGTACTTCTAACCTTACTTATAATCTCATCACCAGCCTGTCTCCAGCGACCTGTTTCAAGTAAATGCATTGGAACTCCTGAGAGAGCAGAGCACTGTCTTATGATCAACTCTTCCTTACTCATCTCTCCATTATCAAAATGCAATACCGGCACATGGTTATTCATCTCAGAAACTTTCGTGCAGAAGTCCATACAGAACTGCGTTTTTCCTACTCCTGCTCTTGCCACAACAACCGTTATGTTTCCTGGACGAAGTAAAGAACCGTAAAGATCATTTACTCTTTGATGAGGCCCCATCAAACCAAACTCATCAATTGGATTATTTCCTCTCTCTTCAATAAAGTCTTCCATTTCATCGAACAAATTCTCGGGCTTGCTTGAGCCCATTTCGTATAAATTTATTTTATCATTATATATTTTGTCTGCTTGACTCACAATGTCATCAAACGAAGCATTGGCAGATAAGGATTTCATGCTTTTCGCTACATCTAGTGAAGAGTTGTGAATCTCTCTTCTGACGGTAATTTTTTTCAACTCTTGCGCAGCCTTCAAGACTCCATCTTTCGAGATTTGCCTAAGAGATAACGCTTTGATGTAGTCGGAAATATTTATATTATCTTCAAAGGATATATTTAATGATTGCACCCTTTGCGTAAGAATCACTTCGTCTAGCGCATCTCCTTTTTCAAGGCTTTGCCTTAGCACAGAAAATATCGTTTTATTTACAATAGTGTTCTGGTCAAAAAAATCTGAAGCGTCTATAAACGAAGCAATTAATGGATAAGTTTGTGGGTACTTTATTAGCCCCGCGATCAAGTGTTGTTCTAATTCATATGAGTATACCATATTCGTATGGTATCACACAAGAGAACTAAAGTCAAGGAGTTTCTTCGTCTCCTAAGTCAGGTGGAAGATTGAGTTCTATATTTTGCGCGGAAATTTGATCCAGATACTCTTCTAGAGCTTTCCTTAATCCCATTTCTATTATTGGTGAATTTGCTTTAGTTATTATAGCTGGCAAACCTTCTTGATTTACGTAAGACAATATAAAGCCACTGTCTCCCCCGTTTGATCCAGAGAATTCAAATAATTGACTAATAATATTTTCTGGCAAATTAAATTTTGATAAATTATCTGGATCGATAAAGTCGTCGCTCATATTATATTATACACTAACTATAAATTAACACCAAAACTTTTAAAAAGTTTTTCGTCTACAACATCTCCGTCGTAAATTTCTATAAGCTGTATTTTATTAATTTCACAAAACTTTAATTTATCTCTATCTCTCTGTAGCTGATTGATATAATTAATTTTATTTTTGCCGTGAAAAAAAGGAACGTATTTTGTATGTTGTTTGCCCTGTACCTCTACTGCTATTTTTTTATTGGCGTTATAAAAGTCCAAAGAAAGTTTTGTGCCTGCGACAGGGAATTCTTCAAAGACGATGTGGTTTTTCCAATATTTATAAAGGAATTTTTTCACATTAAACTGTATTTTACTTCGGCTTGATCCTTCCCAATCTATCAAATAATTTTTAGCTTTTTTAACCGCTCTATCTGCTCCGCTTAAAGTCTTAAAGCGCATTGGTTAAATTTTTAAAATCTTCATAGAGAAAATCCGAAAGCTTTTCATTTTCTTCTAAAAAGTCAATCAACCTTTGCTCTCCTTGAAATTTCTCGTTAATCTCTAGTTTTTTGTCAGAAAGTTCCTGAATAAGGTCTTGGGATACAGAAATCCAAGCTCCTTTCTTTTCTATTAAGTTAAATAGATATAACATGTCTAAAATTTCCCTAGCTCTCCAAACAGACTTGCCGTTTTTTTGTCCGTATTTAATGGGGTATCTTGCTGTAGAACCTGTTTTTTCGTTTACACTTTTTCTGAATTTTATTTTGCAGTAATGCCCGATAGGCTCACCTTTATCATCTAATTTTGTGGCTGTGGGATTTTTGAAGATTAAGTCAGAATTATATCTTTCTTCAAACTCAAGAATAAAGTTGGCGTAATGTTTGATGGCGTTACCGCCTGCCTGCTTTACCTTTGGTCCTCCTCTAGACGCATATGGGTTTGTTGCAACTTCTACGCGAACTTGACTAGTTAAGATCATTGTGTGGCCCATTTTTGTAATTGGTAGAACCATTTTTTTTAAAAAGACAGAAGTAATTAGTGCTCCGCCCGCCACTTGCTCTGACTCTGCAAAAGGTTTATCTATGTCTCCAACTCTACATAAAGCGTCAACACTATCAACAATAAACATATATTTCTTATCATTTTCATTATTAAACACAAGCTCTCTAATTAACTCAAAAACTTTTTCAAATATATTGCAGTCAAAGCAAAAAAATTTTTCAGGATCAGTATCTATTCCTGATCTTTCAATCATTTCTGGACTAAATCTACCTTCGCTTTTTATGTATATAATCATACCTTTTTTTCCGAAATGTTTCTGAAAGTTTCTTGCAAATGCCATTGCGCAACTAGTTTTACCTCCTTCGTTAATCCCTGTAAATCTGTGAGCCCCGCTCGGCAATCCTCCGCCTAATGCGATATCAAGATTAAGGCTGCCGCTTGAAATTTTATAATCTTCAGATTCGTGAAAATTGTAGTGGTATTTTTGATTATCTTTGTCGGATAAAAATTTTGCTATTTGGTCTGTGGTTTGAATGTCTTTAGTTTTGCTCATCTATAAATTGTCGTATGGTTTTACTTTTTTTCGAGATAATTTTATCTTTACCCCTCTTTTCTCCAAGAGGAATTTCTATTTTTTTAGGGATGACATAATTAAATTCAATATATAATTTTTTTAGTTTAGCGAGCCCGTATTCAGATCGTAAAATTGCAAGCGACGGCACTTTTTCGAAGTGAACTTTTTCCCAGAAGTCTTGCTTGGGAAAGATTTCGATTAAGTCATTAAGGAGTTTCATTTCCCTAGCCCAAAACATTCGCTTTTGCTTGTTTGGTTCAATTACTAATTTTTTAATTAAATTTCGCTTATTTAACTTTGCCACTTAAGCATAGTAATCTATTTTTTATCAAGAGTCAAGAATAAAGTTGTATTGAGGCTTTAATTGCTTGAATTGCTTATTACTCATTGTTGGGTTAATGAGCTTGTTTATTTTTTGTTCGAAAAGTTTTTCTAGATGATCATCTTCTTTTCCTTTATGCTCTATATCTATCTCGAAGAATATGTTTGAGTAGTTTGTGATTTCTTCCTTTGTAAAATTTCTCGCTTGAATAAGTTGGTGATTTCCTCCAATTGAAGAGTTTGTGGTTAGCTTAAAGTTAGTTCCATCTTTTGAGGTCACTTTTATTATTCTTGTTTTTTGTTTTTTAATAAATAAATTTTCTTCTAGAAGTTTATTTTTTGTGTCTAACAGTTCGTTTAGCTTTTGCTTCAGCCTTTCGCTTGGGTCAGGAAGTTTTCTGTTTTTTAACTCTTTATTTTCAGAGTTTAATTTATTATTTAAGAAGTCTAATTCTGTTAATTTTAATTTTAAATCTCTCACCTCTATTTCGAAAGATTCTGATTTGACTCTTAATTTTGAAATATCTTCTTTTAATTTTTTATTTTTAGATAAAAGCTCTTTATTTTCATTATCCATTAACGACGCTTTTAGTTTTATTTTCTCGAACTGCTCTATATTTAAGCAGATTTCTGATTTTAACTCTTCTATTTTTTCTTTATTTTGTTTATGGTTCCCTAGTACGGTTTTTATTTCTTTTGCGCTTTTAATTGTTTCGTCTGCTCGGTTGAGTAGGTTTTGTTTTTTTGTTTTGATTTCTTCAATTTCTTTTTCCGCGCAGGCTTTTTGCTGCATAAGCTCTTCAAGATCTTCTGTTATCTGGGATGTATCTTCTTTTTTGAGGAGTTCTTTCTGGGACTCTATTTTGAGTTTACGTAGAATCTCTTTATTTTGAGATATTTCTTCTTGATATTTTTTCGCTTGGTTTTCTTTTAACTCTATTATTTTTAATTCTTGATCTAAGTCTTTTTTTCTTTCAGAAATTTCAATTTCTTCGTTCTCAACCGCTTTTCTTTGAGCTTCTACTTCCGCGATTTTTTCAAGAATAATTGTATCGTCCGCCATTGCTTTCGGAAATTTTTTACTTAAGCTAATGTGTGCAGCTAGAACTAATAATACTGCAAGCGGGTCAAAAACAAAAATAAGTATGATAATTACTATTCTTACAGCTTTACCTATATCGAACTCCATACCTGTAAAATCAGCTATTAATTCTGCAACATATTTCACCGGCCCAACTTCCGCTTCTAGCTGCCTCGACCCATCATCGAGATCAAATTTTTGCCTCTCGAGTTCATCTATTCTGTTTAGGGCTTCAGCTATATTTTGGTTTAATTTTTCAATTTTAAAATCTACATCTTCTGGACTTTCGAATCCAATAGATTGATAATCTTGTATTCTTTTTCTGATTTCAGAAATTAATGTAGATGTTTCGTTTCTATACTTAGATATGCGTAACTCTATTTCGTTTTTCTTTTTACTCAAGCCCTCTCTTTCCTTTGCTTGGTCTGCGGTTATCTGTTCTAAGTCTTTTTTCTTACTAGAGAAGAGCCCTCCGGATTTATTTTTAACTGCATTTAACTCTTCATTTAATTTATCTATTCTAGATTGAATTGGCAACAACATTTTGTTATCAAGCTCTATATCTTTTTCAAGTTGTTTAGTGAGTTGTTCAATTTTTTTCTGTTCTAAATCTATATTTTCTGAACTTTTGTTTGATAGATTTTGATTCTTTTGTTCGCTTTGAGTGATGAGATCTTTTTGTCTCTGAATATACTCTTGCTCTCTATCGATTTTTGTTTCAACTTGTTCTACTAAAGCTTTAGCTTTCACACTATTTTGTTCATGTTCTATATGGGACTTGGATAAAAAGCCAAATATACCCATGCTTGTAATACCCATTAAGACTAAAATTGCAGAAAATAAATATATCTTTAATGAGGTGGGCGCGGATTTCCAGTTTTTATGAAGCCAGATTGCGGCAACAATTTTTCCAATTTCTAAGGCTGCTCCCATAGCTATTACGGCTTCTATGGAGCCTGGGAAAATAGTTGCAAGGCCAATTATGCTGAAGTAGGCCGCAATTACAGAAATGCTGAGCGCGGAAAATAAAGTTAGTAAGGCAAAAATCATAATATTTTATAATTTGAATTTGGTGATTGTTTTTTGTTTTCCGAATCTATTGTTGATATGTTTGGTCTGTTTGAATTTGCGTAATGCCCGCCATTATCATTTGCATAATAATCTCTATCACCTTTGTTTGCGGCAGGATTTATTTCAGACTGAGAAGGATAATCGTTTTCTGAAGGTGTGTTGTCACGATTGTCATTACCGTATCGAAAATTCGGGTCATGTGTATGATTGCTCATATTACGATATACACTACTCTTCTGCTATGTCTGACATTTTTACTGTAATTATTTGACCATTGTCTAATTTTATTGTTGCAAATATAGCTCCATCGTCCGGACCGCCAATTTCTTCGTATTCACTGGTTACCTCTCCAGTGAATTCGTTTCCGTTGACTTTTACAATACATATTTTTCTAGGTTTGTCTGACATGTAGTTTGTTACACAATATTAAATATATAAAATGTTGAAAGTTAACTTTATACTTTTATTAGACTTTACTTTAACTTTTGTGTACCATAAATGATGAGCAAAAGAAAATACGTAAAACGTTCTGATTATTGGAAAAAATTTGACAAAGCTTCTTCGGGTAATTTAAATGACTTTTTACAAAAAGATATTGTTTCTCCGTCTTCGGCGGGAGAGCCATATTATATAGAGTCTTTTGCTGATTATAGTAGAACTCAATCTTCTTCTGGTGAATTTGCTTCAAGGAGGAATAAAGCTCATAAGTCAGATAAAAAGTTTAGATTTTCAAATATATCCGGAGGAATGCTTCCGTATGTTTATGGCAGTGATGGAGTTAATGTAAGAGATACTATAGAATTATGTCAAAAGGCATACGCAAATATTGCTGTATTTAGGAACGCGATTGATGTTATGTCAGAGTTTGCAAATTCAAGCATTTACTTAGAAGGTGGCACTCAAAACTCTCGAGATTTTGTCTATAAATGGTTTGAGAGAATTAATTTATGGAATTTAAAAGATCAGTACTTCAGAGAATATTATAGGAGTGGTAATATATTTTTATATCGAGTCGACGGAAGCTTTTCTAAATCTGATTTTGATAAGTTGACAAAAATTTACGGATCCTCTTTAGCTCTAAAGCCTGGTAAGTTGCCTGTTAAATATATTTTATTAAATCCTTATGATATTGTTGCAACAAAAGGTTCTTCGTTTGAAACAGGGTTATATGAAAAAATATTATCTGAATATGATATTGAGAGATTAAAAAATCCAAAAACTGAATATGATCAACAAGTATATGAAGCTTTAGATGTAGATACTAGAGAAAAAATAAAGAATGGTAAATATAATTCAGATGGAATAAGAATAAAATTAGATCCAGGTCATTTAGTATATTCATTTTATAAAAAACAAGATTATGAACCTTTTGCCGTTCCTTTTGGTTATCCAGTTTTGGATGATATCAATTTTAAATTAGAGTTAAAACAAATTGATCAAGCTATATGTAGAACAATTGAAAATGTAATTCTATTAATAACGATGGGCGCGGAGCCAGATAAAGGCGGCATTAATCCTCGCAACATGGAGGCTATGCAAAATTTATTTAAAAATGAAAGCGTTGGACGCGTTCTTGTTAGTGATTATACTACGAAAGCTCAGTTTGTAATACCTGATATCGGTAAAGTTGTTGGCCCTGCAAAGTATGAAGTTATTAATAATGATATTAAGGATGGTTTGCAGAATGTTATTATTGGTGACGAAAGATATAGTAATACTCAAGTAAAAGCTAAAATATTTCTTGAAAGATTAGAAGAGTCCAGAAACGCATTTATTTATGATTTTCTACAGCCCCAAGTAAAAATGATTTGTCAAAATTTAGGCTTTAGGAAGTATCCTACCGTTAAGTTTGAACAAACGGATATTAAGGATGAAGTGCAACTTCAGAGAGTTGCGACTCGATTAATGGAGCTTGGTATAATTACCCCTGAGCAAGGAATGCATGTTTTAGAAAAAGGAACTTATCCAAGACCAGAGGAGATGTCCCCTTCTCAAGAGAAATATATTGAAGAGAGAAAAAAGGGTATGTATAACCCTATTGTCGGCGGAGTTCCGATGGTGTCTCCCGAATTAGGGGGTGCTGGAGATAATACAAAACCAAAACAAGAGGTTGGTAGACCTGTTGGAACTTCTCACATTCCTCAAGAGAGTAGCAGCGTTAATCAAGAGTTATTTTCTAAAAAAGATTTGCAGCAAATTATTTATGCTACAGAAGAATTAAGGGATCAAGGCTATAAACAAATGAGAAAAAAACTCAAGAAAAATAAACTTAAAAAAACCGAATCAAATATGATTGACGAGCTTTGCGAGTCGGTTATTTTATCTTCCAGCCAAAAAGAATGGGGCCAAAAACTTCTGGAATGTATAGCTAATCCGGAAAAAATAGAATCTCTATATGTTTTTAATAAAATTCAAGAAATATCTGTTGAGCATAATTTAGATTTATATTCTTCAGCTATTCTGTTTCATAGCAACAGGAGGAGCTGAGGAATGGGAGCGTTTGAAACTTTTGTTAATGCCAACCTGGGTATACGGAAGCCGCTAATTACAGACGTAGGCCACCCTTCTGGAAGCTCAAAAGCTGCAGGGGTAGTAGGTTCCCATTATATAGATTCCGACACAAATTTTATTTACGAAAAAACAGGGGACAATAATTCTACAGATTGGGTAAAAATAAGAAGCCTTGGTGAAACTATAGGTGATGTAGTTAACAATGAAAGGCCTTTTTCTACATCGCTTAGCATACCAAGCGGAATAGATGCGCTTTCTTATACATATCAGTCTATTGGTGACAATAATAATTATTCTACGCCACCCCAAGTATTAGCTTCTATGAGGGTTGGAGAAGACTCTGAATATTTTTACGCATATTCAACATACAATGTAACTACAACAGGGTTTTATGTAGCGTTTTCAGATCAAATATCAGAAACAGGCAATCATTTAGATATTTCTATTCATAAAGACTAAATGATAGTGTATAAACTAACAAAGTTAAACTTTAGGTAAAATGGCAATCAATCAATTATATTTAATTAAAAGCGGGCAAAATTCATTTGTCGAGGAAACCGAAGCTTTGCTTGGAATTAGCGGTGGCAATATAGGTTTTGGCACTGTGAACCCAGAATCTTATTTTCATATTACTGGTGACACTAAAATAGATGGAAGCTTAACTGTTCAGGGCGATTTTAGGACAGTTAATCAAACAACTATTCAAATTGATGATAAAAATATAGAACTTGGGGTTGGAGCTGTTACTGATCAAGATGTTGATGGCGGAGGGATTACTTTAAGGGGTTTAACTGATAAAACAATTAATTGGCAAGCTTCTAATAACGCTTGGAATTTGAACACTAGCCTTAGTGTAGGTGGAAGCGGGTTTTTCGAAAGCGGTGTTTTTATTAATGGGCAACCTGTGGCTCTCAGGTCCCAAATTTCCGAAAGGATTTGGGAACCACACCCTAGGTATGTCAATAATATTTATAATGTCAGTATATCTGGGGATGGCAACAACTATTTATTTTCTGAAGATTTTATTGGGGCGGACCCCTCTTTAAAACTTTTTTTGGGGGAAGCTGTAATTTTTGATAATATTGGAGGAGGGCACACTTTAGCAATTAAAGACTCTGAAGGTAATGATGTAGTTAATGAATCCAATAACAAAACAAATTTTATTCCTTCTTCTACGGGGGTTTATACTTATTATTGCAAAAGTCACCCTAGCTCTATGCAGGGTGAGATTAACGTTTATAATTATGAGGAAATATCTTATAATTACGGTAATGTTGGTATAGGAACAATTAATCCGTCTTTCGACTTAGATGTTTTGGGCGAAGGTAATTTCAGTAAAGGTCTTTACGTTTCTGGTAGCCCTGTATTGACTGGAACCGCTGAAGATTTAGGAAAATGGGAAGACGGCACAGAAGCTGGAGAAATTTTTTATAACGCTGGAAACGTAGGAATTGGAACAGATAACCCTTCTTACAATCTAGAGGTTAAGGGTAGCGGAAATTTTTCAGAGGGATTGTATGTTAACGGAAACTCTGTCTTAACTGGCAGTACCTCTGATTTAGGAAAATGGGAAGATGGCGCAGAAGCTGGAGAAATTTTTTATAAGGATGGAAACGTAGGCATCGGAACGGATAATCCTTCCGTAAATCTTGACATAGTTGGAAAAGCTCAAGTAAGCGAATCTTTTTCTGTTTCGAATATTTTTTCTATAGATGATCAGGGGCGAGTCGGCGGTCAGACACCTCTTTCTAATTATGTTATACAGTGGGACGGGTCAAAATGGGGGGCCGCTCAATCTGCTGGGGGCGGTTCAAATGGTGGGGGGGAAGTGCCTTCTGCTTTTTTATACAATTTATCAAGCGGAGAGTCCATTCAACAAGTTTCATTTGGGCAGACTTTTAATGTTATTCCTGGTATAGCAACAAATCTTGAAATTAATGGTGAAGGATCTATTATTCCTTATATTATTTCTGGATTAAGTACAAGCGGTTATAATGCAGTTTTTGCCAAAAAAATACCAAACAATAATTATCGAATTCATACTGTTTTTGGTGGTAAAGATGTTTATTGGGAAACTGGCGTATCAAATAGTTTGGTTTATAATGATGGAGATGTTAATTTATTAAGAAATTTAAGTGTTAGTGGAAGTTTGACTGTGCAAGGAAGTCCTGTATTAACCGGAAGCGTTTCAGATCTTGGGAAATGGGAGGATTCAGTAACCGCTGGAGAAATTTATTATAATGGCGGAAATGTGGGTATTGGTACAATTGACCCCGCTTATAGCTTACATGTAAATGGAACAATTTACAATCAAAACGGAGGAATCAATGTCGCCAATAAATTTAATGTTTCTACATTGGGTGCAGTTGGTGGACAAAGTCCAGATTTTAATGAAGTAATCAAATGGGACGGAACAAAATGGATTGCTGGTAGCGCTCCTGGTGGTGGAGCTACTTCATCAAGTGAGGCGCCAAGTGCATTTGATACTTGGTTAAATCAGGGATCTGCAATTCAAGTAATTTCATTTGTTGATGCTCCTGAAGGTGGTTATCAATCAATTCCTTCAATTTCTACAGACGTAGAGATTATTGAGGGGGATATTATTCCTTATGCTATATCTGGAGTTTCTACAACCGGATATTATGCAGTATTTTCCGATCCAATTCCTACCGCTAACAATTATAAAATTCATACCACTTTTGGAGGTAAAGAGGTTTATTGGCAAACTGGTGCTGGCGGAAACTCAATTTATTATGATGGTGACGATGTTTCTGTAGACAATCTAACTATTGGCGGAAATCTTACGGTCAATGGCACGCAAACTATTGTTAACACAGAAACTGTGGAGATCGAAGACCATAATTTGGTTATCGCGGCGAATACAGGGCACAATCAATTAACCGCTGAATATCCTGGAGCTGGTGGTGCATATGCCGGTATACTTTGGGGTACTGGAGATGCTGGTGCAGCGTCGCCTGTTAGTTTGACATATCAGTCGAACAAGGGTTTTGCATTTGAAGGCGGTAACGTAGGTATTGGTACTACGAATCCTGGGCATCAATTACATATCTTTGATAATTCTGGGGTTGGGGATTTAAAAATAGAAGGTTCTCAACCAAGAATTTGGTTAAAAGAAAATGACCAAACAGACTTAAATGTTTTGATAAGAAACAATAATAGTCGTTTTCAAATTGATACTGTATCAGATACTGATTCCGTTATTGATAATCGATTTACCATTTTGAATGGCAACGGCCACGTAGGTATTGGTACTACGAGTCCTGGTGCGAAGTTAGATTTGCAAATTGACTCAGGACACCCTCTCTACATTAGGTCAGGATCAGGGGTTAATGATAATTTGTTTTTATTTGAGAATCCAACGAGTGCAGGGGACGGCCCACAATTTACCATGTATGAAAGAGACACCTCTAATAAAAAAGTGAGGTTATCAACATATGATGATTCATATTTTAACGGAGGCAATGTCGGTATTGGTACTACGAGTCCTGATTCTAAGCTTCATCTTTCCACAACAGGATTAGATGGCTTGCGGTTATCGGTTGATTCACAGAGTTATTATCACATAATTCGCCCTAATGGTGATGGCCTGTATATAGGTGCAGATGAAGACAGTTCAGGAGGACCAGGTGCAGACATCCGCCTAAATATCAAAGGAGATGAGAAGATGCGCATCGACTCCAAGGGCAACGTAGGTATTGGTACTACGAGTCCTAGTTGTAATCTTCATGTTCTTAAAGATATGGGTAGTACCAATGTAGATGGTAGTTTTACATTGCAGAAAACTGCATACACAAGGTTAAGTTCACACCCAGAAGGTTCAGGGAAATTAATGACACACAAGTTGCATGAGCTAAGTTACTCTGGAGATTTCTCTACTAGTGGAAATAATCACCTTAATGACACTATCATTGGACTCGATGTAAACTTGGACACTAATGCTGGAGGTCAATACGCTGCTTTATTTAACGGAGGGAATGTCGGTATTGGTACTACGAGTCCTGTTGGCGCGCTAGAAGTTAATGCTAACTCTACCGAAGTTGTACTTAGAGGAACTTCTCCTGATGGATTATCATTTATTGACATTAAGAAACTCAACTCAGGTGATACAGAATTCAGTAACGCTTTATACGCTGGAGGTACATCAGGCGACTATATTTTTAGCAACGGCAACGTAGGTATTGGTACTGAGACTCCTGGTGGTTTCAAATTAAATGTACAATCTGATGCTAGTACAGTGCCTATTAAATGCTATCGAGCGACTAGTACTGCAACTTCATATTTAATCGCATTAAATTCCAATATCGGAACAGGTAGTGATGTAGTCAAGTTTCGAGTAGAGGCAGACGGCGATGTAATTAGTGCAACAAACAGCTACACTTCTGATGAACGCGCTAAAACTGCAATCAGTGATTTGAATTATGGTATCGACACAATCAATCAACTACAACCAAAACAATTCAAGATGCTCCATAGCGAAGAGAAAGGATTCAAGTATGGTTTTGTCGCCCAAGAAATTGAAACAGTTCTTCCTGACTTGGTGCGAGATGATGGCGTTGAGGACGGTGAAGGTGGTTCATACAAGGCTCTTGAGTACAATTCAATTATAGCAGTTCTCACCAAAGCAATCCAAGAACAACAACAAACAATCGAAGACTTGAAATCCAGACTTGAAACTCTAGAACAATAATAAAAAATGAAAAATTTAAGAACAGGCACCGCGAAATTCGACGCAATTAGAGCAAAAGATGCAAGTGGATTGTATATTCAAGATGATGGAGGCAATGGGCTATTTATTAAAGACGGCGGCAACGTAGGTATTGGTACTACGATTCCTAGCGCGAAGTTGCATATAGAAAATACCACAGGCTCTTCTTTAATTTTGCAAAGTTTAGGTAGTTACGCAGACGGGCATCAACCTGTTATTATCTTGGCAGGAAAAAATCCAAGTGAAGTTAATAAAAATCTTGCTAGAATTAGGGCTGCTAGTGAAGGCACTGAGTTAGGTGCACTTGCATTTGATGTTAGGATGGGTGCAGGTACTCCACATGAAGAAGCGATGCGCATCGACTCCGACGGCAACGTAGGTATTGGTACTACGAGTCCTAGTGCGAAACTAACTCTCCCAGTAAGCGAATCTATTTCGTTTGATGACAGTTCTGGAAATAGTAAATGCCAAATTAATTCAGGTGCAGCAGGAACTCTACAAGTACAAGGAGATTTCGACTTAAGATTTAAAACAACTGTTGAAGCAATGCGCATCGACGCTAACGGCAACGTAGGTATTGGTACTACGAGTCCGCAGCACAAACTTGATATTTCAACAAATGATACAACTGGGTTGAGGTTGATAAATCCTGATTCCGCAGAAGTAAATCAAAGTAATGACCCGCCAGCAATTTTATTTCAGGCAAACGGATGGGAGTTAAGAGACGATGGTGATGGATCCAGAGCATATTCAGCTAGAATCAGAGTAAGCTCCAACTACTCAGGTGAATCAGGTCGTGGGAACACACATCCCGTGATGAATTTCGATCTAGAGACGAATGAAAACAATCCTGATGACAATCTAAGTACCAAGATGATGATCAATGCTGATGGCAACGTAGGTATTGGTACTACGGATCCTACTGCGAAGTTCGATGTACATGGAGTTGCTTATTTTAGAACTCCTGATGGAGGAGCATTCATTTCATCATGGTCTACTGGACAGTCTACTCAAGATAAACAACCTGCAGTCATCTTAAGAACAAATGAAACCAATGATGCTGATCGTGTAAAATTGAACTCTGAAGGGCATTCGTGGTTTAACGGCGGCAACGTAGGTATTGGTACTACGGATCCTAGTGCGAAGTTGGAAATTGCACAATCTGATGGCTTTGCTAATGATGGAATTATATTAAATTACTTACCATCCACTTATCCTAACAAATATAAATCACATATATATCATGGTGGTGATGGCAGTTTAATATTAGAATCGTGGGCAGGAGCAGCTACCCTCGCAGGTGACATATTGCTTGCTCCAAATGGCGGCAGCGTAGGTATTGGTACTACGAATCCTGGTTCTTATAAATTGAATGTAAATGGAACAGCTCGCGTTGTGCATTCTGTCAATGGGTCTCAAGAAGTTACTTCTGACGACCGTGTCAAACACAACGAACAACCAATCGTTGGCGCACTTGAAACACTCGGCAAGATAACTCCCAAAAAGTACATCAAAACAACCGAAATGTACGATGCAAATCACGATTTCGAACTTGATGCTGACGGCAATCCAATTGATGCAAATGGTGAACCAGTTGAGCATCGCATTGAAGCAGGTGTGATCGCGCAGCAAGTGTTGACAGTTGATGAGCTAGCATTTGCGGTCAGCCCAGAAGATGTAGACGAAGATGGAGTTGTGACCAGTCCATATGGACTTGATTATAATAGTTTATTTACTTATGCAATCGCCGCAATCCAAGAACAACAGGAAATAATTGAAACTCAGAACTCTAGGATAGACGAACTAATATCTCGCATTGAAACCCTTGAGCAATAATTTATTAATTAAAAAATAATATGAAAGATTTTACAGCAACAAACGCAGAATTCGAAAGTATAGATATATCTGAAAAGTTTCAGGTTAGTGAAAGTGGGGCGATTGGTGGTGTTATTCCTAGTGGGGTAAATGATATTATTAAGTGGGATGGAAGTCAATGGATCGCAGGAATTAATCCCGGAGGAAACGGTGGAGGCGGAGGAGGGTCTGGTGTTGCAGATCCATTTACAACCAATTTAATTAGCGGCCAATCTCTGCAAAATATTTCATTTAATCAAACATTAGATTCTGCGCCAAGTATTGCTACTGATTTAGAAATAGATGGAGATGGATCTATTATTCCATATACAATATCTGGATTAAGTACTACTGGTTATACAGCTATATTTGCAGAAGAAATTCCAAATAATAATTATAAAATACATACGGTTTTTGGAGGGGGATCTTCGAGCGGAGGTAGCGAATTATCTGGAGAAGAATTAAGAGCAATAAATAAAACTATTGTTGATAGTCCAGTGGATGTTTTTGTGTATGATACCAGTCGTGACAGTGATGGTGGCGCTTGGAGAAAGCGTACACAGAATACCAGTTGGTATAATGAGGAGTTGAATACCGCGACTAGGGGTGCTCGCCGCGAATTTCCCGCGGTTGCAGTGATTGTAGCTGAAGCTGATAAAGTAACCATTTATGATGGTGATGATCCAGATTTGAGCATGTGGATGGTGTTTAATGCTGTATCTTCTATGAATTTAATAACTAATTCAACGGTTTCCAGTATTACTGCGTTGAATGGTGTTGTTGGTGTGGCTTGTAATGAAACAAGTCCTCATTTTACTCCAATAGACTTCATTTCTGAAAAATCTGGTCATTATACAATATCTGGAAATAAATATTTTTTGTTTGATATATCTAAGAGGAATAATACATCTAACCCTGCTCATGGAAGTTATGATGGTGCTGTTGCTATTGTTAATAGTAGTGTAAACGACGTCGCCATGACCGTACTACCAAATGCACCAATTGATGATGATACTGGTTTGCCGGTGCCCACAATTGCTGTGGCCACCGATGGTGGTGTGAGTGTAATAAAGGATGATGGAACGGTGGTCAATTCCGATGAAACCAACAAGGTTCGAACAGTACATTTTAATAAAAATGAATTATTGATTTCAACACTTGTTGATTTTGATAATGTTAGAATATATAGTTTTTCTAGTTCTATTGATAAACTTTATGAATATTGGGCTGGTAGTTCAGATGGATTTTGGCATTTGGCTAATGCTCACAACTCAACTTACAGTTCAATTTTTACAGAAAATACTTCTGCGAATATATTGGGTTTAACTAAATTTGATTTAGAGAAAAACAAAAATGATAGTAGCATGTGCTATATAACAAGCAAATACAACACCGGTTGGATGCCTGGCGACATCAAACTTGCTGCATTGAGTGACACAACAGTGGAAACAATTGGAACAGATAGTAGTGAATTGGTAACGAATGGCGATTTTTCAACAGATAGTGATTGGACGAAGGGAACTGGATGGTCAATTGTTGGTGGGATTGCTTCAAAGGTAAGCTCCGCAGACTCATCTAACCTTACTCAAGAGATTCATTGTTTGATTGGTCAAACATACGTGGTTAGTTGGGATATAACTAGCAGAGATTCAAGTGTAGTAGGATTTTATACCCAAAGCGGCGGTAGTATAACTGCAGTTCAGAATTATTATGAATCAGTCGGCAGTTACAGCGAAACATTTACTGCTACTTCAGAGTCTGTAACCATAGCTTTACGAGCTGGTAGCACTGCATTTTTATCAGTCGACAACATCAGTGTTCGTCCCGCTGAGGCAGATCGCAGTGTCAACAATAAAGGATTACAAATTGTTGGTGAAATCAATAAAACACCCGTTGCAAGCGGCGCGGATCTTGTGGCATACAGTGGATTCAGTGGGAACAATTATTTGATGCAATCATATAATGCAGATTTGGATTTTGGTACAGGGGATTTTTATGTGATGGCATGGATTAAAGATTTTGCAATTAACGGCGACTATCAAAGAATTTTTGGTAGAGGTATTGATGGAAGTACTGGCTTTGAATGGGATTTATATTTTCATATATCAAGCCCGGAGCTTAGGCTTAGAACTTATTCTAATGGTGTTAGTAATGGAGATGTTTACTTAGATTATATAAGTAATATGAGTGTTGGTTCATGGAATCAAATTGTTTTACTAAGAAAGAGTGGAATGTTAAGCATGTATATAAATGGAGTAAAAACAGAATATGGCGATCAAGCCTTTGATTATAATATGAGCAATCCTGGTGCTAGTTTGTATATAGGAAATAGATTTACGCCAAGCGACAGCAATTCTTTTAATGGATCTATTGCACTAGCAAGAATCTCCAAGACCGCTCCAACACCCGAACAAATCGCCAGGATCTATCGCGATGAAAAAGTATTATTTCAGGAAGGCGCGCAATCCACATTATATGGCACAAGCGATGCCGTGACTGCACTTGCATACGATGACAGCGAGCAACTACTACATGTTGGCACAGCCAGTGGTCGCAGTGATTTCCGCGGACTTGCTCGTGTAAACAATACAACCACCGCAATTTCAAACAGCATCAGCGCAGCTGAAGGCACAATCATTCAAAACTAATATGAGCGAAGTACAAAAAAAACAAACAAATCTGCGCGAAAAACTCGCCGAGCTTCTGGATTTTAGAAAGATGCGCGACCGCTTGAGTGGTCTGGGCTTGTACATTGGAAAGGATCGTACAAACACCGATGAAAATTTATTGGTTCGCGGTGGTGCTAATGTGGACGATCTACAACTTGCTGAAATTTCTGCGGCTGTGGGTGGCACAGCAGTGGATGTGTTTGTGTATGATACCAGCCGTGATAGTGATGGTGGCGCTTGGAGAAAGCGTACACAGCATACCAGTTGGTACAATGAGGAGTTGAATACTGCGACTCGTGGTGCTCGACGAGAATTTCCAGCAGTGGCAGTGATTGTGGTGGAAGCAGACAAAGTTACCATTTATGATGGTGATGATCCAGATTTGAGCATGTGGATGGTGATCAATCAAATTGGTTCATGGAGTAATGTATTTTTTAGTTGCTTGTATTGTTTAAATGGTAAGCTTGTTATCGGTAGTGGTAGTGGTTATACTGATGTATGTTTCATTAAAGAGAGAATGTCTAAAATACATCCAGCTGCTGAATACATTGGTGATTATATTTGGAATGAACTAACGTACAATCCTCTATATGTTATTGAAAGACCTGGGCTTGGCATTGTTAATAACGTGATCAACGACGTCGCCATGACCGTACTACCAAATGCACCAATTGATGATGATACTGGTTTGCCGGTGCCCACAATTGCTGTGGCCACCGATGGTGGTGTGAGTGTAATAAAGGATGATGGTAATGTGGTGGATATAACATCTGGTCAAACTTCGTCTCTATACTCTTATTATGTTGTCTTTGATCAATCAAATAGATTATTTTTATCGCTTGACGGGCAAGGTTTGAAGAGAAGGATATGGGGCTTAAATAATATCCCCGCTACAGATTTGGTTATCACAACAGATATCAATGAAAAACAAAATGGAGACATTTTTATTGCTGATAATAATGGTTATGGCACTACAACAAAGGATATGTTTTTATTTAATCAATCTAATTCGCAAGCAGAGGGATTTGCTTCCGACAATTCAATTGGCACAAATCAAGGTTTATTTAAATCATTTATTAATAAAGAAGATTCAAGTAAAAGTTTATATAATTATATAACAAGCAAATACAACACCGGTTGGATGCCCGGTGACATCAAACTTGCTGCATTGAGTGATAGTGTTGTGGAAACGGTAGGGGTGAGTAGTGATGAGTTGGTTGTTGATGGTAGTGGTAATTGGGTTGGGAATTTTAATGTTGCTGGTGACTTGGATAGTTGGACTGATATTGTTAATGGAAACTATTCTATAGTGTCGGGCGAGTTATTTATAGATTATGTAGACACAACTAGTCCGGGAGTTTATATAGATATTAATGTTGTTGCTGGTAGAAGGTATATTTTAAGTGTTACTTCTCGAAGTTCTACGGCTGGACAGCCAACGAAAGCTAGTTTTCAGGATCCTAATGGGCTTACAATAACATATCTAGGGGGCGAGTGGTCTGGTTTTAATCGCCTAGAGAATGATACGACATCTAATGTTGATCAGGTGGGAGTATTTAGTGTTGAGTCTAGTGGGGTGATAAGGCTTAGGCTTCAATCCAACTCTACAGCAAATGCATATTTCGACAACATTAGTGTTCGCGCCACAACAGAACTAATAACAAATGGCGATTTTTCAAATGGAGATGATGGTAGTTGGACTGACTATAGTGTCGCAAATCTAACAACCAGTGAAATATCTATAGAGCAGTCTTATTTAGGGAATAATAGCTGGAAGTTTGTTTCATCACTTGCAAATTCTGGAATAAGTCAGAGCCACGGAGTTTACACTGAAAAGGGAAAAACATATACATTATCTGGTTATGTTTATAGTAGCACAGGAAAGCTTTGGTTAAGATGGAGAAATGGAAATGATGGTGGTTATATTGTGGATAATTATGAGCTTGTTTCTGGCACTCCAAACACTTGGCTTGCGTTTTCAGTTACCGCCAAAGAAACTAGTAGTGGTTCGTTAGGTGGAATTAGACTTGTCGCGAATGCAGCTGGAACATTTTATGTTGACGGATTGAGCGTTCGTCCCGCCGAGGAAGATCGATCTGTTAATGACAATGGTTTGCAAATCGTTGGCGAAATACAAAAAACACCTGTTGCGCCCGGCGCGGATCTTGTGGCATACAGTGGATTCAGCGCGAACGATTATTTGGTGCAGCCATATAATGAGGATCTTGATTTTGGTACGGGGGATTTTTGTGTGATGGGGTGGGCTAGATCTTCGGGCAATAGTCAAGCCTACATATCTATCGGTCCAGAAAGTGTTACAGGGGCACGAGTTATTTCTGGCGTTGATAGTGGAAATCGTTGGTTTTTTACCGTATTTGATAATGATGATGATGTTAATACAAGGTATTTGAGTAGAGATCTAGTTCAAAATTCAAACGCCTACGACTGGGTGCATCTAATTGGAGGAAGGAGAGATGGGGTATTTTTCTTTTATTTAAATGGCTTAGAAATGCCTGATGAAAACAATACAGCTGAAACTTCAAAAGATTTAACAAATACAAATGCCAGTGAAGTTGAATTAAAAATCGGGGTGAATTGGCAAAAAACCGCTGGTGGCGGAGAGTTGGCTCTTGTTCGCATCTCTAAAACCGCTCCAACCGCCGAACAAATCGCCAAAATCTACCGCGATGAAAAACCATTATTTCAACAAGGCGCGCAGGCCACACTATATGGCACAAGCGATGCCGTGACTGCACTTGCATACGATCAAAAAACCGAACTTCTACATGTTGGCACAGCCAGTGGTCGCAGCGACTTTTCTGGATTATCTAGAGTTCACCAAACAAATTCTCCAGTAACTACTTGTATTGACGCCGAAGACGGATTAATCGCAGAAAATTAATAATATGAAGATTACAAAACAAAAAATAAATCTCCGCGAAAAACTAAAAATTTTAGACAATAAGGTAAACTTTGAAGAGGTTGTGCGCGGCCTTGGAGAATACGATGGAAATGTAGGTATTGGTACTACGGAGCCTGATTTAAAACTTGAAGTCGCTGGCATGCCTGCTGCTGGTCAAGGGACTAATACAAGATCTAAAGTTTCTTTAGAGCCGTTTAGTGACCCGAATAGATCATTGGATATCTATTCAGATGGTGTGATTAATAGTTATAACACTAATTCTCCCCAGGTTGGCTCGGGCGGACTACAGTTTCAAATTGGAGGGAGCACCGACCTGAGCATTAAAGGTGGTAATCGGCTGGAAGATTCTACAGTCGGCAACGTAGGTATTGGTACTACGAATCCTTCTCACGTTTTAACTCTTGGATCACCAACTAACACTGGAACTACTTCATCAAGCTTAAAAATATACAGGGGCGCAGATGATGCAGGACAAAATCTTGAAATGGGATTTAATCATATCACCGTCACGCGAGATGCAAATGCATTAGCGGATCCACAATCGACATTTTCAATAAGACAAAAAGGTAGTGATGGTGAAAGAACAGTAATGCATGTCGATGTCGCCGGCAACGTCGGTATTGGTACTTTGAATCCTGGTGCGAAACTGGAAATAGCTGAGCCTCAAGGTAGCCCTCAATTATTAATTAATAATAATGCAACTAGCTTTAATAGTGCGTCAATTAAATTTATTAGTGGAGGAACAGGAAATCCTGTAAGTCTAATTGAATCAGGAGGTACTAGTACTGACAGACAAGGATTATTTTTTAGCACAGGTCTTTTAACAGGTTCTGTTAGCCCTCGAATGTGTATCGACTCCGTAGGCAACGTCGGTATTGGTACTGTGACTCCTAGTGCTACACTGCATGTTAAAGCAAATGATGATGCTGAGAATGCAATGGCTTTTTGGGTAGTAGATAAGACTCACACTAATTCAATCATCACCGCTTATGAGAATGGTGATGTTAAGATAGGCAGCAATTTTATTTATAAAGATGATTTAGACCGAGTCGGTATTGGTACTACGAGTCCTAGTGCGAAGTTGGAAATAAATTCAGGCACAAGTGATGCTAATTTACGTCTGATTTCAACTGATCCGTATGTGGATATTAAAATGTCAGATGATACCACAACTGATGATGGAGTAAGAATTAGTAACAAAGGAGATGACCTATTACTTCAAAGAACTGGCGGCAACGTAGGTATTGGTACTACGAGTCCTGGTTCTTATAAATTGAATGTGAATGGAGCGGCATTTTTCTCTAATACGATAACCGTAGATGCAACAGATTATATTTCTGACGACCGTGTCAAACACAACGAACAACCAATCGTTGGCGCACTTGAAACACTCTCGAAAATCACACCCAAAAAGTACATCAAAACAACCGAAATGTACGATGCAAATCACGATTTCGAACTTGATGCAGATGGTAATCCGATTGATGAAAATGGCGAACCAGTAGAACATCGCATCGAAGCGGGTGTAATCGCGCAACAAGTATTGACTGTGGATGAATTGGCATTTGCGGTCAGCCCAGAAGATATAGACGAAGATGGAGTTGTAACAAGCCCACACGGACTCGATTACAATAGTTTATTCACTTATGCAATCGCCGCAATTCAGGAATTAAAGTCCGAAATTGATTCTCTAAAGTCTCAGCTTAATCCTGATAATTCAAGCCCCACACAAGAGTCAGTTTCAGACGAAACCTCAACTGAAGAAGTTGTCGATCAACCTATAGTAGACGAAACCTCAACTGAAGAAGTTGTCGATCAACCTATAGTAGACGAAACCTCAACTGAAGAAGTTGTCGATCAACCTATAGTAGACGAAACCTCAACTGAAGAAGTTGTCGATCAACCTATAGTA